TGGGTCCGTACTATATGGGTTGTATGCTTGAAAACCTGAAATATTACCTGAAGCATCTGTATTGAATAATTGATTTTCAGTAGCCCCCAACATATTCATTACATACGGTTGCGCGTAGTCAGGAATGTTGGTATTTTGAACTGTCGTATTAGTAGGGGCAGGAGTACCACCACCACCAAAAGAAAGTGTAAATAGGTTATTAATTAACCAAGCTGGACTAAAAAATTTAAACATGTAGTACCTCTATATTAGCTTTGAATATACCTTATCAGTATGTTTATAACCCAAGTACTCAAAGAGCCTTGAATTATCTGAATGCACTTTTGTACCATAGATAATGCGATTAACACCAATTCCTTTTAGCACACCTTCTGCGTACTGGAACAACTTGATGCCAATTCTGCCTTTTCTATATGGTTTTGAAATAAAATACGCATCTTCAAATGCGGTAATACAGGTTTTATAATGCGTGTGGGGCTGAATAACAAAAACAATATAACCTGCTAAATTGCCATCAACCCTACATGTAATCACTCGTAACATACCCGCATCTTGTAGTCTATCGAATGCATCGTAGTTCGGGTCCATCTGAAACTCTTTTGTTACTGACAACTCATCATAATGCTCTTGGTATAACTCACTTAACTCAATGACTCTAATACCCTCATCTGCGTAGATAACTTCCATTTCTTTCTCCTAGTGTGTACTAGGTGCTATTATGCAGGTAAAAAGTTGTTTGGGTCAATCTGTTTCCCTTGTTTTTTGTTACCTGTCCTAGCTTTACGTACATTATCCATCATGCTGTGAAGCTGTTTTGAACCCGCATCTGTTGAACCATTACCTAAGTGACTAACCACATCTGCTGGAACCACGAACTCACCATCAGCTAGTCGTGCAGGTTGTTTGTTTGCAATCACTGCAGGAATGTTGTCGCTCATACCATCACCCGGACCTTTAAGCAAGCGAGGAGCACCACCAGCAGCATAACCGCCTAGTGTTGAGTGGTCTGCACCAAGGATACCACCTGCAGCGAATTGACCATCTCCAGCCTGTGGCTGTGCCGCGCCTTGTGCCGCTTGTTGTGCTTGAACTGTTACAGGAGTTTGGTTAAACCCCATTGGTGCCGCAGTTTGTTTAGCACGATTTGCATAGCTTACTAACGCTTCTAGTTTCTTTTGACGATATGCAGCAGCTTCATGTGGTGCTAAGTGTGTTGTGTTTGCATCGGTATCTTGATTAGTGCTCCAAGGTGAAGGACTGCCAAGCATTGAAATATTTGACATATCCATAGTTGGAGTACCAACGACATCACCACGACTAAACGCAATAACGCCACCACCTGCCATACCCGGAGTTGGTTCACCTGTATAAGCATTGGTTGGTACTTCATAGCCTGAATTAACTATTTCAGAACTTGTAGGCATTTGACTTGGAGTTGCGTATTGTGTATTAGCTTGTTGGCTTTGTGGGTACATCGCGCCTTGTGGACCTTGAGGTTGTTGTCCTGCCATAGCTGCAATACCGCCTTGGTCAAAAGACAAGATACCACCTGAAGCATATTGTGGTGTATAAACTGAAGTATTCGATTGTGGGTGTGAACCTTGGAAGTTTGGAGATAGCGTCATATCCATTGCTGGACCTGTAGGCTTTTTAACTGTGGGTTGTGCATAGCTTGGACCGAATGCATTTTGTGCTAATCGTAATCCTAGCATAGTAGCCATAGGATTTTCTTTAGCGAAAGCACCTGCGCCTTTAAGCATTGTAGATGCGTCTTTAAAACCACTCATAATAGGGTCTAATGCATTACCTAAAATACCTGATGCTGCTTGACCAGCGCCTAATCCTGATGCATTTGTACCTATTCCATTATTTCCTGCGAATTGACCTGCGCTATCTGCACCTGATGTATATGCTGGATTTTGGACACCTAAACCATTCGGTGCTTGATATGTAACTGAAGATGGAACCGCTGCGTCTGGAGGAACTACCTGTGCCATATTAGGGGCGGCGTTAATTCCTTGGCTTGCAGTTGCAGTTGGTAATGGGGTTGCAGCAACTCCGGGAATTACATCAGCGGCGGCAGTACCAGCGGCAGTACCTACACCAGTAGCGGCAGTACCAGCGGCGGCAGTATCAAGACCAATTCCTGCAAGAACTCCACCTGCATCAACAACTGAAGTATCTAAAAGAGGTATAGCCGCCGAATAAGCCGCGTCTTCAGCTGCAGTTGTGCCTAATATCTCTGGTAATACTGATGATGCAAAAATTCCAGCCATAATTGTAGTCCTTATTTATTTATTGTATATTACCATGTTAAGTCTTGACTTTCAAAACATTTCCTGCTGTTGTATCTCGATAAACTGTGCCTGTTCTAAGTGTTGCTAGGCTTGTTTGTGTAGGCAGTCTGTCAATATCTAAAACTAAGCCCGCCGCCGCTGAAACTCCCGGACTATCTAGCTGTGCAAAGTATAGGCGCAACACGTTAGTAAGCTGGTCTATGTATTGTTGACTATACTCAACAGGAGCAATTGGTAAGTTGGGTGCTTTAGTTGTTCCAGTAGCCATTATGCGATATTCCAATACTTAACTTCAAGTTCTTTGCGGGCAGCGGCGGCTTCTTCAATTGTGTTGAAGCATTTAGAATAATGTGATTTTTTATTTTCAGTTATCTTAGCCATATATTTATTACCTATTTTTGAAACTCCTGTAACCCCAGAATTATTACTTTTTCTAATCCTAGTATTTCTATTTTGTACTTTAACTCCTGCCCAACGACAATTAGATGGCTCATAATTTCCGTAAGTATTAATACGGTCTAAGGTTTCATCCCCAATAGGTTCTCCCATATCGGCAACAAAACTAATATAATCTAACCATCTATCACAAACTGTAACTCCTGCCCCACCATATCTAGGGTAGTCCTTATCATGTGTTCTAGTGCATCTACGTACCATCGCTCTCCATGTATTATAAGATGCATTTTTCCACCCGCCATGCTTAAAGTTTGGTATTACACAACCACATGATGCTGTATTTCCAGTAACAAGCGACCCAGCCACTACATCAATTTCATTTCCGCAATCGCACTTGCACTTCCATAAAACTTTTTTCAAATTGTTTCTACCAGCTTGTTCTATTACTAGCAACTTGCCAAATCGTTGTCCTATTCTGTCAGTTAATTTCATTTTAATCTCCTTTGTTGAAGATTTTATTATACAGACATTTGGACAGATTACAAGGTCATCTCCTACCATCAGGACGGATGTCTATGCGGGGCATTCCAAGTTGCCAAGCCACACCTAGTCCAGTAGACTCAATTCTAAAGCTTAACTGACGACCACGAAGGCGTGTATATACTTGCCCTGTGAACTGCTGAATATTATATGTACCTTTAAGGCTATAATTATCGCCACTTGTAACAACAGGATTATCAGCTTGTCCGTATGGAGTACCTGAGTTTTGTCTAGGCTTAACAGTCATAGTAACAGCAGGGTCGTTTACAGTTGAACCATTAAAGTTTACGTCTGGTAGTATGCGCCACACAAACCCAAAGTTATGACCGTCACCAATATCAAAGTCAGAAGATTGCACATAAGCATCAATAGCAACTGAAGATGGACCCGCATTATCGTCAACTGAAGACTCATGATATAAGATTCTATTGTTATAGTCAGTAGCCATAGGATATTTACGAATGCCTGAATCTAACCAAGCAGTACGTGCCATAGTGCCATAGTACCAAACGCGGTCTACATAGTTATAGATGACATACTTATCAATCGATGTACCACTACTAGAGTTACTTACGTAGAACCACCATACTTCGTTGAACCCCTCATTACTACCTGAAAATACTTGGAATGCTTGGTCTAGGTTAATATCATCATATATGTACTGTCTTAGTGCACAAGGTAAGGTTTCTACTCGACCTGAATACATGTAGAACTTATCTATACCCATCCAGTATGTAACGTTGTTTACTGTAATCATAGCATTAGGAGATACGACAGATATATTATCCATCAATATATTAAAACCCCAAACATATGGGGCACCTAAATACTGCATTGAATATATTGCGGAGTCAGTCCATATAAGAATTTCTTGGCGTGTAGCCCGTGCACCCATAATAAATGAGCCATTAGTTAATGGGAATTCACCCGACTGATTTGTAATTGCTGGAACCCATTGATTTGGGTCTAATTGGTCTGACCAACGTACAAGCATTGGGTTGAATGGGGTTGTTGGATTACCTGATACATATGAATTAGCGCCAAAAGCAATAACAAATTTTTGAATTGCTGAAGTAATTACTTGGTTTGTAGCTACTGGAACATACGCACTTCCAGATAGTGTAGCTAAAGATACCGCCCTTGCACTATCACCATCTGCGTCTGTCCAGTAATAGATAGCACCGCCACGAGGAGCAATTACTAAGTCTTCTCCAAAGTTATCATTAGACCATAGGCGTAACTGCTCAGCAATACCACCTGAAGCAATAGTATACGCAGAACCCCAAGTACCACGAGAGTAAGGACCTGCGCCCCAACCAGTACCTAACGTAAATACATCTAATCCAACAGGTACTTCATAAGAGATAGTAATCGTTGTACCGCCATGCCCTGTATCGCTTGAGTTAGCTAATACTGGTAGCCCTGTTGTCGGGTCCCTAGCAGTTATGCTATATGTAGTAGTTGTTACTTCTGTAACTTCTTGATACTCTTGATTAAGCACCGCGGCAGTAATATTACCACCTAGAGATACTGCACCTGAGATAACTATAAAGTCGCCCACATTCGGTGTATACCCGCCATCAACAATGGTTAAAGTACTTGAGCCAGCCGATGCGGTTATTGCGCCAGATAGGGGAGTAGAGATATGGATAAACGGGGTTATGTCATAATACTGACCTCCCTTCTCAATATAGTACTTTTGACTTGTACCTATACCTAGGTAGTTTGAACCGTCAAAGTCAATCCAGTTCCATAACGCACGAGCAATACCAATAAAGAAGTCATTTGATAAGCGTGACCAACCACCAATCTTTTCAGGAAAGCCTGAACGAAAACGAATTTTATCGCCATCATACCAACCGCCTTCATTGGCATAGTCAGTACCTTCTCTGTTAAGCCCCGGTCTGAACTCAAGTTTTTGTAATGGCATAGCTTAACCTTATATTGATTTGCCAGCTTGAAAGTCAGCTAGGCTTAATCCACCCGTATACTGCAAATGAGCAGTTTCTTTAAATGACTTCCAACGACCCGCCCATTCTAATCCTAATGCCTCACCAAGTTCAGCACACTTTAAGTAAGCAGTCGCATCAGACCATAATGGTTTGCCAGCAATCGTAGGAACCCAATCAAAGGCTACACGATAGTTGTGAAAAGACTGCCCACCTTTAGCATTAGTAACTATCTTACCTGCTATGGTACGACCTTGCGCATAGATTTTATTCTGTGCTTCTATATCCCGATAAGTAGAATAAATGAGAATTTCAAATCCATGTTCTTTACACACAGATATAAACTTCTCAGCAAGGTCTTTAACCTTTGGATGCAGGTCATCAAGTGAGCGACTATTTATCATTATTTTACTGCTGGATTACCTAGTTTTGTATTTACTTGAGCTACTGCTGTTTCAATACCTAAGTTTAAAGCCCAGCCTGCTGTACCTTTAATAGCATCACCTAAGTCACCTTGAGCTGCTTTTAAACCTGCTTGTACTGCAGCTGCTTTTTCTGCGCCAGATTTGTCAGTAGACATTTCTAGTTTAACTAGGTTTTCAATTTCTTGAAATACACCTGAACCGATAATTGCTTGAACCAAATGTGCTAATGCACTCATTAAAAAACTGTTAATCATTTTGTAACTCCTTAGTTAGTACATCTTATTAAAACCATAGCTCCATCAACTTGACCAAGCCATTCTATTATAGCATCTGCTGTATTACTCGCCTGTGAGATGGGACTTCTCAATAACAACTTCATTGCTGGCTGGCAAACCAACTTTGGAGGAAGTGGCTGCAGTAATGGCTGGATTAATGAACAACCCGACAATAGCCACAATAGCCCCACCAATAGTAACCAATTGCTCATCACTAATAGGAAGGTCAAACCCAAATGCTTTTGAAGTGGCGACAATCGCTGCAAGTAACCCTGCAACGACTGAACCTGTAATCTGACCATTTTTCCAAGCTGCTGCATGTACACAACACTCTCCTTTACGATACACATTTAGTAACGCTAATAGTTTATTCATTTTTATCTCCTTAATTAAGCGGTTCTATTCCACATATAAACCACGATGTATGGTTGTAAGTTAGCGTTAGTGACTGAAACACCTGTTGTAGTTACGCTAGTTGCTACAGTAATACCTGTTGTTGCTGTATCTGTATTTGGATGCGTTGTTGCTGGGTTTGTTAAACATTGTGTTGAGTTACCTGATTGTGGTTCTGTACTACCTGCTCTATCATATCCATGTGCGTGTCCAGGATCAGTTACTACTGAAGTTGCCGTATGTGTATGACTTGGAATAATTGCATTAGCACTACCACCTACCGCACCTGCTATCCAACCTGTACCTGCACCGATTAGTACCTGTCCTGTAGCAAAGGCTACCCATGTACCAAAACCAAATATTGAGTTAGGATTAGTTGCTACTGTAGATGTATATATACAACCTACTGGATATAAGGCTTGTAGGGCTGCTTGCACAAACGCTGTTGTTGCTAAGCTAGTAGTACTATCCCCAAAAGTTTGGGTTGTTCCTGTTACAGCACTTGCGATTGTTCCAGTTACATTAACTGCATTAGTCGAATTTAATACCGTATCTACACCTACATAAAACTCAGTACCATCGCAGTAAACTGTTTGTGTTGCGCCATTAGCAATGGTTATACCTGTGCTTGATGCGGTTTGAATTATGATAGCAAAGCCGCCGACTGTAGAGTTCTTGATGATGTACTGCTTATTAACCGCAGGGGCAATGACACTTCTAATTGCTGAGTTCGTTCCGCCTACTACAAGTACAGCATTACGTGCTTCATCTGAAATACCATTAAGGTCAGTAAGCGTGTAGTTTGCATTGACCATCGTAATAGCCCGCACACCAGTAATGGCTTGCTCTAACAGAGTTCCTAGGTTGGTGTTGGTTGTAGTACCCCAAGTACCTGATTGGTCACCGTTACCGATAAGCTCTAATTTTAAACTTGGTGAAAAGGTTGATGCCATGATTTAGTCCTTTATTGGGAGTCGTCAACTGGGGTCCAGCCAGTTACCTGATTATTGTCGATTATACCCCATGATTGCGTTTGTGTATCGGATATTGCATTCCATGTTACTACTTGCCCATCATTAATCTTAATCCAACCCGCAGGGAAGCTAATATCAAGCATATTTAATACTTCTGTAATACTTGATTTAAATTGTGCTGATATTGTTGATGTGTCTAATGAATTTAAATTCTCTGTTAGCGTTTCTAAGAATTGACTTAATACTACATTTGCATCTGCTGAATTTAAATTTTCTGTTAGTGTAAAATTAAATGCACTAAGTACAATACTAAAATCTGCTAGTGTTATATTCTCTATAGGACTTTGAATAAAGTTAGCCAGTATAGAAATAACATCGCCCATCGTAATAGTTTCAGTAACGCTTTGAGCGAACTGGGCTAAGATTGTAGGTGTATCTGCTACTGTTATTGGTTCTGTCAGGCTATTTGAGAACTGCGCCAAGATTGCAAGGACATCTGCAGCGTTTAACGGTTCTACTCTAGTTTCTAATGCCGCAAAGTACGGCACTAGGTTATCAGCTACTGTGATTGGTTCTGTTATGCTAGGGTTAAACTGTGCGCTTATTGTTTGTGTGTTGTTAGCAGTTAGTGGCTCGCTTATTGATTGCAAGAAGTTAAACTGTGTTGTAGGGTTATCGGCTAGTAAGGTTATGTTTTCTGCAACGCCCACAATAAATAACCCAGCCTCTGAGTTAAAGTCATCTAATGTTATTGGCTCGCTAATGCTTTCGGTAAAAGTCCAAGTTTGCGTGTTTGTATCTGCCAGCCCAATGTTCTCAGACATAGTTGCACTAAATACCGCATTAGATAATGAGGCAAATGGTACTTGAGCAAATGAAGCTATCCCAAACATTTATACAACTTCTTCCCATAAGTAGTCTGCGTTAAGTACAAAGTTGCCTTCTGGTTTAGGGGCTATAAATACATCATTGACTGCATCATAGCTATAACCAATACCAGCATAGTTACCTCGTAATGGAGTTCCACCTTGAGTATGTTTATTGCCATAGGTATTGTATGAAGTTTGAAGCCATGCACCCGGACTTGAGTCTACGAATGTATCAAAAAACTCTTGTTCAGCAACAATAACATTAACTACTTTACCATCACAAACTTTAGCGAAATGACTCATGCCGTATAGCTCCCTGATGCTGTAAATTTAATAATAGTATTTAAACCTGATGTAGTAACTGTAGGTGAGCCTGTTGTAGTGCCTGAATAAAGTGCGGTTGGTACTGAAAGAATAACAACACCTGAGCCTCCTGCCGCTCCACCAACATTACTTAATTGGAATCCACCGCCGCCTCCTCCTCCTGTATTTGGAGAACCATCTAATGGCGCAATTGTTGCAGCCCCAGAATTAGCAGCTTGCCCACCAGTACCCCCACCTCCTAGCCCCCCAGCTCCTATTGGAGTTACAGAGTTACCAATACATCCACCACCGCCACCAGCGTAATAAACAGAAGTACCTGTAATTGTACTTACTAACCCAACACCACCTCCACCTGCCGCTGCTCCACCTGCAGTACCAATAGCCCCAGCTCCACCACCACCACCTGAACCATAATTACCGCTAGGACCTGCAGAAACACCACCTGCATTACCTTGACCTGTTGTACCTGCACCAGCAGCTGCACCTGTAGCTGAAGAACCACCACCACCGCCTGAACCACCAGCAGTTGAAGCTCCAGTACCACCACCACCAACTCCACCTATACCACCACCTATTGCTGTAAGACTAAAAGCAGTTGAATTTACCCCATTTACTCGGACTGCTCCTCCTGCCCCAATAATAAATGAATACGTAGTTCCTATAGATAGCGAAGTAGTACCTGTTAAATATCCGCCAGCTCCACCGCCACCACCAATATACGCACCGCCGCCGCCGCCACCTGCAACTAAAACATAAGATGCTGAATAAGGATTTGGTTGGAATATCTCAGACCAAGAAGTACCATTATAATATTCCATAGAAACTAAAGTAGTATTAAACCCCATCTGTCCTGTTGCTGGGCTTGCAGGTCTTGTGGCTGTTGTCCAAGAAGAATTGGTAATGCCATTTGTTCCGTCTAAAACTATAGCCATGTGTTGTCCTTTATATGATTAGTCATAATCATTCCCAAAGAATATTAATTGAGCCAGCATCAAAGGTGTCTGTGCCATTTACTGTGGTGATACGTACTCGGTCTAGGACACCTGCAAGGGTTTTAGAACCTCCAAAAGAATAAAATACAGCTACATCTGAACGACCATCTATCCCTGTAGCAACCCATAAGTTAGTCGCACTATTTAATTGGCTTATTACTAATTGACCATTACTAACAGAAGATGCTGTATCTGATCTGAGTTGAAATCCAGTTGTACTTAATGCTGTAGAAGTAGTAGTCCCACCAACACCAAAATCAGCTGATAAATACCCTGTAGCTTCAACTCCACCAGATGTTCCTAATCTAAATTGCAAATAACTTGTACCACTTGTACTAACACCACTAAACATCACAGTAACCCTCTTAGCCCAACTAGGAATACCTGTAAAGTCTATTGACGTACCACTTGTAGAGGCTACTGCTGTACCTGATGTAATGACACTAGAACCCATACCATTGATAATAGGTGCTGTTAATGTTTGACCTGTAGCACTTGTAATTAGAGTGCCACTCACACTAGGCAAGGTTAATACTGTGGTGTTTGCTACTGCTGGCGCACTTAATGTGACACTTCCGCTGGTATCGCCAGCTACGACTATGCTACTCATATTAAATCCCTAGTTGTGTAGCTTCTGATTCAGCTTGACGTTCAGCAGCAGACTTAATATCAGCAGCCATTACAATGTCATCTTTTGAACCAACAATAGGTTCACCTGCTGCTAGTTTACGTTGAACTTCTACGTTCACTATTTCATCAATAGCAATACGGCAACGCTCATGAATAGCATTATCAATCCATGCTTGTTGTGAATATGCTACGAAGCCAAGTGCTTTATCTTCTGCATCTGAAAGTGTAATTGTATAAGTTGTCATCATTTATCCTAATAAATAACCATAAAAACATGAATGTCCTGGATACCATTGAACTGATGTAAGTCCAGCCCTTGGTTGCAATCCAACATAATCACCTGCTGCTAAATTCAACATTATTGAGCCATTAAATACATACCCAGCTGTTGTTGAATTTGCTGCAATTGCTGCATCTCCAAACGATACTTGGCTTCCATTTTTCCACCAGCTAACATAATTTCCAGAATTTACAAAATATATTTGAACGTAAAATATATAAGTACCAGCAACAGGTGCAGTATAGTAATAATTGCTTGTACTAAAACCAGTATTTTGATTTGAATTTGAAAATGTTGTGCTAAGTGTATTAAATGTAAAATATGAACCTAAAGCTATCGTTGGAAATCCAACAGTATTGCATGTTGCTAAAAAAGCTGGTTGATAAGGGCTAGTAATTCTTCCACTAGAGTCAATACGCATACGCTCAACACCAGCAGTTGATGAATCTGTAATTGCTGGTCCAGTATTAAATGTTAAATTTCCTGATAAGTTTACAAGCGCCCAATTATTTGCGCCTGTGTAATCAGAAATGCCAATTGCAGGATTGCATGCAGAGCCTGATGTATTAACATAAAAACCTTTACCCCAGTTAGAAGAAGACCATGCACCAGATGATAAAATTTGAAGTCTTGCACTTGGACTACTTGTACCAATCCCCACATTCTGACTAGTATCTATAGTGACCGCAGTAGTTCCGCCAGTTTGAAGGGCAAGTACTCCACTAGCATCACCTGAAGCATCAATGCCACCAACACCCGTTGTTTTTGCGTTTATCGTAGAAGCCATATTATATTACCGCCCTATTTTGTTTACAGTTATCCATATGATGCCTAATCATCGCATTTCCTTTACCTACCTTACTGCAATGTGGGCAAGTTCTTTCTATAGATAAATGCGCTTTATGCTCATCTGAAAACTTTTTACCTAACCAATGTCTAGCTTTAGCTCTGTCTTTAAAGTTAAGTTTAACTTCGTCTGTATGCTTTTTACCAAACATTCCATTATTTTCACCTGCGTTTGCTTGCCCAATTTTCTTTTTAGTTTCTTCTGATGTAACAAAAGTTCTACCTAAATTAGCTGCAATTATTTTTGCTATAGCTTCAGTTGAATGTGTTTTTCCATAAAATGAATTATTTTCACCTCTATTAGCATCACTAATTTTTTGTTTAGTTTCTACTGATGCTTTTTTTCCTATATTAGCATCTCGTAATTTTTGTTTTGTTGATTCAGATACCTCACCTTTATCAGAACCCCCATGCTCAATATTATATCCATTAGGAGCAATAGAGTTAAAAGTTGCTATCCAAAACTTTTCTAAATAATTTAATGTGTTTCTATTTAATATATTTGAACACAATCTTTCATATGTAAATTTATCTTTACCATGTTTATTATAAGCATCTTGTAATGCCAGTCCATGACCAAATTTATTTTTATAAACTATAGTCTGGCCTATATAGTGTTTGTTATTTACAGTATTAGCTACTAAATATATATGTGCATTCATCATAATATTAACCAACGGCTTCCACTAGGGATAGTCACGACTGCCCCACTACCGATTGTCATTGGTCCGGTTGCTGTTGCGTTATAACCCGTAGGAATAGTAAAGCTTGTTGATACTGTTGCATTATTTACCACTAAGCCGTTTGATGCGACTATTTCTGGAGCTGTTAATGCCCCTGTAGTTGGAACAAATGTGTACTTAGTACTTGTAACTTTAACGCCTGTTATAGAGCCTGAAGTAGCACTTGTAAATGTTGGATATAGTGCAGTAGCCGTTGTAGTATCGTCTGTAACTGTAACACTGCCAGCGGGTAACGCTGTAGATTGCCAAGTAGTGCCATTGGATGTTAATACATTACCTGATGATGATGGAGCTACTACTTGTAAGGCTGATGTCCCGTTACCTAGTAAAACATTGTTTGCTGCTAATGTTGTTGACGCTGTACCACCTGCTGCAATGGGTAAAGTTCCTGCGGCTAAAGCTCCTGCACTGGTTGAGTATAATGCATTGTTAGCAGCTGTAAAAGTAGTTAGCCCAGTACCGCCATAAGCTGAAGTAATCGTACCACCATTCCAAGTACCGCCAGAAACTACAGTAGTAGCTAAGTTTAGTGTATTAGTACCCCAATCAACTGCTGAAGGAACCTGACTATATGGAACCCATGTACCTGCAGTGGTGCCATTACTAACTAATACCCATTGATCGACACCACCCGGAGGAATTGTATCTAATGTAGTAGCCGCATTATCTATAACTGTAGCTGTAAGCGATGAGTCATTATCTATAGTAAATATAAACCCGTTTTGAAGGGTTGTTGCATTAGGCAGTGCGACTGTTTGTGTGGCTGTTCCAGTAATCCGTTGATATTGAGCAGAAGCTACAGTTAGTGTTAATGTAGTGGCTGAAGAAACAGTACTTGCAAAAGCAGTTAAAAAGTTATTAGCTGTTATATTTTGATTAGCATCACGGAGTACATTAGAGTTTGCTCCTGTTGATACTGTTACCCCTGTACCACCATATAATGTAGCTATTGTTGAAGCCTGCCAAGTACCTGATGCTATAGTACCTAGGGTACTAACATTACCACTTGCGTCTAACCATACACCTTTTTCTGAAGGATAAGTTACAAAGACATTGACTGTGCCTGAGAATGTAACAGCACTACCCGCATTGCTTGAAGCTAATATAGTTGTTCTAGTTAAAGTACCGCCTGTGGCATACGTGCCAATACCTACTTCCCAGTTTCCAGAAACGTCTGTAGATGAGTAGTAAGTGGTATTTCCGTTGCCAACCACGGCAAAAGATTGAAAGCCAGTAACTGAACCACTTAAAGTAAAACTTACGGTGGTGTTTGCTGTTCCAGTTTGCTGGACTCTGTCATTCAATGCTAGAGCCATTTAAGACCCCTTAGCTTGTTGCAGTAGTCGTGTAGGTCACAGCCACAGTATCGCCGACTGTCGTGATTTTAGGTGTTGCAAACGCACCAGCACTATATAAAGTACCTGCTGTACTAGACTGAGTACTTACTGCACCTGAACCTGTTACTAAGAAACAACCTGCAACTGTACCGCCAGCACCTGTAATAGTGTATGTGATTGAAGCAGCTGCAGAACTTGTAATATTAGCTGGAGATAAACCTGATGATGTCGCTGAAGCAAACACCGCTGTACCACGAACTGCTGAACCACCAACTGTGTAGGCAATAAACTCTGTCCAACCAGCGTGAGATGTCATTGTATCTGCAGCTAAGAAAGTTGGGCTTGAGTTAATAAGACCTAAAAATGGACCTACAACTGTGTAAGATGACCCTTTTAATAGTGTATCGAGTAGTAACTGTTTACCGATTGAGTTCACTAAGTTAGGGAATGATTCTTCCCATTTTAAGTTACCTGTGGCATCACGGCATTCAACGTGATAGTTCCCCATAATACCAACTGTTTCATTATCGGCTGCGTTTGTGTCCCAAATTGCAACAGCGTTATCGCCAAAGCCTTGTTTCTCTATCGTCATATAAAATCCTTATGAAATTCTTAAAACTGCGCTATTCGCAGTATCTGTTGGAAAAGTTATTGTAAAACTATTTACCGATGCTTTATCCGAACCAAAATTAAGTACAGCAACAGCGGCTCCAGTAGTACTATTATATATTAAAGCACCTCTACATGTGAAGTTTGCTGGAGTCCATGTTACATTATTGAACGACCAGTATGCGGTATTGTTTGTTGTATCAGCTATTGGTGCAATAAGAGTTAGTGCTTTCCCTCCTGCTGTATACCCAGTACCAACCACTTCATTTGTAACTGAATAAGCTACAGTCGTATTATCTAAATTAGCATTAGCATTATAGAGTGCAATCTTATAAACATAAGGCGATGGTGGATTAAAGTCTTCTAACCCACATAGTAAGTTATATTTAAAGATAGTGCATTGTGTCTGAATGATTGCCATTATGGGCTAACCTTTATCTTAGCTTGATGGTCACGATAAGTATCACCACGTTCAAGACCTGTACCCAATCTATTAAGTTGTGCAACAGCTTCCATGTACATTTTCTCGTAATAGGCAACCATATCCTGCTCACCCTTCATGAATAATATTGCCTCACGCATAGCACCATAAAACAATACTGGGTCATAGTTATCACCTAACCAGCTTGTACCTGTTGGGTTATCGATAGTAGATACAGTAACTGTAAATCCTCCACCCGCACCACCTAAGTAAGTATTGCTAGTGCTTAATACGTTACCTGTAACATAGAGTGAACCACCATCATTAATCGTAACGCTTGTAACCCCACCACTAGCTACTACAATTGTAGCAGTAGCATATGTACCTGAACCACCTGAAAGTGGGATATTATAATATGTACCTGTGTTATACCCTGTACCTGCAACGATTGTATTAAATCCAGTAATTACCCCTTGCACAATTGATACTGGATAGTAGAAGTAATGTAGCTCTACCCCATATGCCGTATCAGGTGTAGGAGCAAGAATTAATGAAAGAGATTCAATATTAGTTAGTTGTGAGCCGAACAGTGCGTAATACTTAGGTATTCCTGTAACATTTGGATTTGGGTATGCCTCACGCATATAGTTCACATCTTTGTTTAATAGATATGAGTAAGTTCCGTCAGCACCAATAACTGCTACAGAATAATTAGCCAGCCAATCAGCTGGAAGAGAAACGTATTTATTACCGATAGTCATTGAACCCGTTACGTTTTTACGTAGTGTAGGTATTTGTACGGTATTATAGATACGTTCTTCTGCTTCCATAATGAATGTAGGAATACTAGCTACAAATAGAGATTCATTGTTCTCCACATAGTTTTGTATTGCCTGTGATAGCTGAATGTAATTCATTATGCCATAGGCCCACGGGCTGTTTTACCTCTAGTAGCGCAACCATTACCACGAGTAACTAGACCAGATGTTTTTACTTTTGGTTCAAAGGGGTTGCCTAAACTAACACGCATTGGTTCAGTTGAAAGAGTTACATCATCTGCCAACATTTTATTAGGGTCTTGTTTCTTTTCGTCATGTGCCATGATAATTCCTTATTTTTGGTTATTAGCGCGAGCCATGTTACGACCCACTTTTTTCATAGCAGCATTTAAGCCACTACCACTTCTAGCCTTACCACCTTCAATACCAATGTCTTTACCTGAATCACCTAAGTTCTTACCCTTAGTCTTACCTGATTGTGTAACGCCATCTGCTGCTGATTTATAACCCATTTTAATACTCCTTAAGTTGTTGTTACCGTCACTGTACCTACATATGTTATAGCCATCAAGTCATTTCGTGTTAGTACAGCATCGAAGCTACTAGCTCCACCTACAGGTGCCCAACCCCATTGGAATTGACGACTACCATCCATTGAGTACCCATCTGTACCTACACCTGAAGCAGAATAACTGGTATCAGGTCTTGGCTCTCTAACCGCTTGTGGGTCATTAACTGGATAAAGTCCTAACTGTAATTGTGGCTGGTCAGGTTCCCAACACTCTGGACATACCTTAATACTAACTTGCTTAGTCTTAATTACTAACTTGCGTAGTTGTGTTAATTTATATCGTTGACCACATCGGTCACACTCTGCAATTGCATTCTTACCTGACGAGAACTTAGAAGCCATTATGCTACCTCAAATCTATTTCTTTTTGCGCTGTTCATGACCGCAGGTATCACTTGTAAATTGCTTATTGTATGTAACCCCGAAACTAATTCCCCTTGTAGTGGGGTTATATGGTCGACACTCCAATTAATTTTAGTTACTTTAGTACGTAATTTAGCCAATGCATATACTTCTTTAATCAACCATAGTTCTTCAGAATCAACCCATGCTGGGGTTCTATTTAGTTTAGAAACTTTACGTAATGTTGATAATGCATTTACAATGTGTTGGTTAGATTTACGCCATTTTGCTCTTGCTGCCCTATGCTTTTCGGGATTCGCAGCGGCGTAACATTTATCTCTTTGTATAACATAGTCTTTATTAGCTAACTTCCATGCTTTTTTAAGTGTACTTATACGCATTGAATTTGCTGCCCTATATATTTTCATATATTTAGCAACGCAAACCTTGCAATCGTTCCCCCGTTTTGGGAATAAACTAATTGGTTTTTCTTCTGCGCATTTATCACATGGTTTCATATTAGCGAGTATAGCTCATATTTCTTGGTACGAATCTTATAGAACTCTTTTCCCTGTCCTCCTCAGCCGCTAGTCTAAATTGTTCTTCGTAATCTGCCTTTAACCCCATCACACGATTAGGGTCAGTGCCTTGAATCTTAATGCTTAGATAATAAGCTAAACCTGCAACCATAGCAGGTAAGAAACGGAATGGGATATCTTGTGTATTAGCACCATCACCAACGTCTTGAATTCTACGTAAACGCCAGTAAACAAATATGTATTGGTTATCAGGAGCGTTAGGGCTGGGCCAAACATTAATGGTCGGGGCATTGACTCCAGTAGGTGTCGTAGCACCTGATTGCCTATTAATCCATACTTGGATAGGACGACCTTGAGTTAATTTGTTTGGTATTGTTGAGTATGTAGATTCTGAAATTCGACTGATGTTAATATCAGTTTGATTTGACACACTATCTGAATTAGTACGAATTACTTGGTCTAATAGGTCAATAGTATCTACTGGTAACGTATAGGTTACTTGTCCTGTAGTTAATTGAATTTGCCCCTGCTCAATAGTCCACAAGTTAATGCCTCGATTAGCCCACTCAATAGTAAGTAAGTTAAGGCTTCTACGTGCTGTACGTAAGTCATATCCTGAACGCAACTCAGAA